TTCATGTCTAAAAGGTTTGGAATTACCTTTCTATAATTCCTCATCCTCTTCTTCTGGTTCCTCCAAGCATATTTTAAATAGGTCATCAACCTGACGCCTTTCACCCTCAGGGGTCTCCTTAGATCCGATATATTCTCCAAACACATCCCCTTTCATTTTTGTTCCACTGAGTGTAGTTACATAAAGTTGATAATCATCTCTAACCTTCCTGGCAGCCGTCATATCGAATTCTTTCAACTTTTTGCAGAAATCCGAGTCCCGTACTTCTGCATCTTGTTTAGCCCTAATTTCCGTATATTCGGCGCGTTCATCTTCGTTTAATTCACTCTCCTTAGCGGGAAACTTACTGAGTTCCTTTTTGTTTTTCTCGTGGATTTCTACTGCGAGAGGGTAAAGTTCTTTGACTTTTTCAGCGTCTGTAACTTTAATAAAGTGAGGTTTGGTTCCTGAGATAAACCCACCAAACCAGCCTCCTGCAGCAGATAAAGAAGAACAACAGCAAAGTCCTACGACAGCAGCAATGGCGGCCATATTATAATGTACATAGATTATAATTTAGGCCGCCATTCCCTTCTTTTTGAGGACATTTTTAAGCTCAGCCATGAGTTTCGCGCGTCGAGCATTTACTACTGGTGCTCGTCGTTGGGGTGGTGGCGGAGGTGGTGGTGGGGGAGGAATACCCGCACGAACCACAGTTGGAGCAACTATAGTTTGACACACTCTGATAACTCTCTGTGCATTTTTCACACTGTTATCAAAGTTCATCCTAATTTTGGTGCGAAGTTCCCTTGCTGTGAGCTTCACACGTTTACCCTTGACAGTTTTGGTGATCCGAAGACCTTGCTTCTTGGCCTTGTTTTTTAATTCAAGATACTGCATATACTCTTGGTTGATATTATAATATAAAGTTATCATTCTTAATTCTATTAATATGTTGGCTGTTGGTCAAACCCCAATTTGTTTTCATAACATTGGAAGACGGCGACGAACCTATCGATCGCGAAAAAAACCATGTATGAAGAAGGTTGACAGGCTCGATTGTGCTATACGTCATAGAAGGTGTCCAGGTTGCCCATTCAATGACTTCTTCAAGCCCGACAAAATCAATATAAAATCAGATCAAGAAAAGTCTTCAGATCACCCGTCTCAATAAGTCTGGCGTATAACATACCTTCTTGACCGAAATAGAGTGGGTTTAGGTTCGCCCTATCAAATACATTTTTAAGTTTAATTTTTAATTTATCTAGATGCATCAACACTTTGGATAATATATCAAAATCTAGGGTCTGTACACCCATACGGAATGCAACCTTGTTTACACTATATTCACCCGTATCAGTTTGAACAAGAAATTGTTTTTTTATAAATTCTTCTATTTCGTTTCTTGGGCTAATCCCAATTTGATTTGCAATTTGTGTAATTTCCATTAAATTATCTAAACCCGCTACTAACTTTCTTATAAATTCACGCTTACCTTGTGGGAGTGACATCTTATTGTGTATAAAGATAAAAAACGCACCTAGGGTAAGATGACTGATGTATTTGAATTAAAAATTATGATTAGCAAGGTACTTCTTCCAAGAATTAGAAAACTTGAAGAAGAACTTGCGTCATTACGAAAACATACGTGGCCGTATGTACAGGGAAAAAAAGAATCTCATCAACTTGACGATATCGAGGCGAAGGTGGATTTTCTTAAACATCTCGATGAGGACACAGTAGTTGAATTATTAAGGGCAAAGGTAAAACTTAGTAGAAATAGTGGATTTCTAACTAGAGAATATGATATGATTTCTAATTTACGAAATAATTTTTGTTGAGCTATAGTAAAGATGTTAGGAGACCTCTTCAAAACCTCGGGTGAACCCATGGGTAATACACAGTTAGGTTTCACAATTGCATGCTTGCTTTGTTCAGTGATGGGCCTTATGGGTATGATGAAGATACCTGTAAAATCACCACCTATATTAGCGGCTTGTGCTCTTTCGGCATGCTGTTCTTCCAGTCAGACAAGTTCACTTGTAAATGACGTACAGAAACGTGTCAAAAAGAGTCAGGAGACTCCAGCTGAAACTCCGGCGGCGTAATAAAAAAAATCATAATTTATAGTAGATGATACATTCAAGTGATGAACCTATGCATATTGGGGCTCTCATATGCCTAATCATATGTATACTTATTACAGGTAGTGGCACCACAACCATTTTACAGATGCCCCTAGTACCACAAACTGGGTTGATGGCAGCTTGTTGTTGTTTGTCTTGCATATCTTCAACAACTACTGTCGCAAAAGATCTACAGAAACGTTAAATTAGAAAAAATCATCAGTCCTGTACATATTTACAGTGAATGAACCAGTCTTTCCCATTACGGTGACTGTTTCATTTCCATATAGCTCTTGGCATCCAATGTCTTCCATGCAATCACGCGCGTTGTGGGAGACTGACACTGGGTATAAGTTTTCACCTCCAGTGGTGGTGTAGTAATTGTAGCGATCACGACGACCACGTACCTCCTTACCATAGAGAGGGAGAGTCTCATCACCATTCGTGATTAGACCCATCTGTTGCATGTGACCAGGCTTGTATTGTTTGATGGGTGGACCCCTAAATTCGGGTTCTTGGGTGTGACCACGACGAGTAGGTACCGGACGTACGGGTACTGGGACAGCTACTTCTACTGGGACCTCGACAACTTGGGGGTTGTAGAACATGTAACCTACAGCCGCGACAAGTACAACAACCGTCAATAGCAATAATTGAGTTTTTTGCTTGTTCTTCATATACTATAGTTAAGGAAAATGTTTGAGATGAATATATGAAGGATATAACCATCTTTGAGAATTTCATCAATGACGAAGAGCTAGAAGAGGCTCGACAATTCACTGGTGAGGAATCACTCAATTTAGATAATAAATACTATGGTGAAAACCGGTCAGTCATAAATCGACAGTGGTATTTCGTTCCAGTAGATAATGCCTATAAAAAAATTCTAGTTGATTTGAGGCCTACTAGGGATTGGACGTTTGATATGGAAAATCTTATCCCTTCTGCAAAAAATTTCATTTTGAAAATTAAAAATAGAATAGACAAATACACGAATACAAATTTTAATTTGGAACGAGTTTATTTAAATCGTCAAGTACTTGGTCAAGACGTGACATTACACACAGACGATAGTAAACCAAACGTCTATACACTTTTAATCTATATAGGTGATATTACACCAGAAAATTACGATAAAGCTGGTGGAGACTTAGAATTGAAAACTAAAGAAATTACCAGAATTGAACCGTTCACAAAAAGAGCTGTATTATTCAAAGGGTATATACCACATCAGGCTTATGCACCATTAGTACCTGGTTTAACTCGTATTTCAATGGCATTCAAATTTATAGATACTTCAAATGAACTTCCATTTGTTGTAAAGTATAATTAAAGAAAATCTTTTACATAAAGACATGAAGGTCTTGGCGATCGATATAGGATACCATAATATGGGTTTGGTGTCTGCCGAGTTTGAAGATAGCCCAAAAATTGATGTGAAGTACATGAAAAAGGTAAGCCTCGAGGACTACAAGTATCTACGTTCAAACGATTTTGTTGATCTCGTTCCTTTATTTGTTGAAGATCATCAAGATATATTTGATTCAGCTGATAAAATACTTATAGAGAGACAACCACCCGGGGGTTTCACAAATATTGAGATTCTATTAAATTACATGTTCAAAGATAAGGTTATTTTAATTTCACCTGTGAGCATGCATATGCATTTTGGTATGAGACACCTAGACTACGAAGAGCGTAAAGAGAGAACCGTACTAATAGCTGAAAAATATCTAGATGACGAGATTCCATACGAAAGAAAACACGACATAGCGGATGCTTTTTGTATGATTGTCTATTTTAACTTTAAAGTTACGACTCACATATTCGATAAATTTAGATATATTAAAGATAAAGTTTAACTTTATTGTAAGAATGCCACATTTCAAATTTCCGTCTCATTATGTACATTGGGGGGAAGTAAAAGACCATGAAAATATTAAATCAAAGCTGTTACCAATAATTCATAATCTCATATCCAAGAACAATTTTGTTAATCCATTCAAAGCATGTAACGTGAAGACAAATATCCATAAAAAGGTAGATTTTTTAGACAATGAAATGAAAGACAAAATTGTTTCAGAAAATTTAATAAAAATGATATCAGAGACTAATTGCTTTCCCTTACAAAAACCAACGAAAACGTTAATAACAGAATATTGGTTCAATGTATACGAAAAGGGTGATTTTCAGGAAATGCACCAGCATAGTAATGTACCAAAAGTGATAGATGGAAAACGTTATGATGATATATTTTCTATGATATATATATTGCATGACGAAGAATCATCTCCAGTTATATTTAGAATGGATGACACAGAGATACCTTTTTATCCGATGAA